TTCCAAAAATCCTTTGCTAATTCCGTATCTTTTCTGATTGATCGTTTCCATTACAGCTTCCCCAAAAAATCCCAGCACAGGACTCCAAGGGTACAGAAAACCCGCATTGAAATGCCCCACCACCTTATTAAGGGATAGAGCAATAGCCATTGTCATTCCAGCAACGGCTATGCGCTTGATATACGGTTTTACTGGCTGGTTGTCTATCATTTTCTGTGCAACTACACCAAACAGCACTCCTGAAAAAAAGAGTACAAGGAAAAGCCCGTGATTGTCTATTATTACCTTTAAATCCTCTATCATTGATTATGCTCCTTATATTCCTATTGCTGTTTTTTCTTCTCCAAGTATTTTGTGTATTATTTCATCCACATTTACAGTTTTTTCAAGCGTTTCAGCACCCTTTAGTAGTAAATCCTCAGTAAATCTCTCAATGTCATCAGGAATATATGGATTGTTTATCTCTTGCGCTTTTTTTATAAAATCCTTAAACTTCCCAAAAAAGTTCTTCTTAACAGCTCCCAGTTTTTCTATTCCTTTTTTAGCTCCAAAAATTATTTCCTTTTCCAGCACCTCTTTTCTGGTAAAATCTACCAGCATTCCTATTAAAATTACTTGCAACTGTTTATCCATTTTTATCATCTCCTATTTTGTTATTTTTCTTAATATCAATTCTAAGCCACCTGGCAAGCTCTACAATTAATTTTGTCTTGCCAAGCGACCAATTTATCCAAAAACTTTTTCAACGTTCTCATACGGCTTATAATAAAGCCATTCTTAAATTACTTAAGTTCAAAATGTGGCGTATCGTGCATTTTCCAATTTCCACCCCATTCAACGTTTATGTTTTTGGATTTTGCAATCGCTAATATGTGATTTGCTATTGATTTTAATTTTTTATCGTCATATCCTTCTTCTGATGTAAATTTTCTGTACACTCCATTCTCATAAACTCCACAAGGGAAAATGTCAACTGCATGCCCATATCCATCGGATTTAATTTGATGGTTTGATTTTGCTTTTTTCCCGTCGCAATTTGTTACAATTCTTCCCGGCTTACTTCTTCCAATTTGATACAAAGCAAACTGTTCTTCCATTGTCCTAGCGCCATCTGTGATTCTAAAATCAAACGGGCTATTTTCAATTGCAGCTTTCATAACTTCAACCAGCTTTGGATGTACTTTTTTCATTTTATCCAAACTAGTTTGACTGAAAGAATATTTTTTATTCTCTGTTACTGCATTTTCTTTATCCCAATCTTTCAAATATTCCTCCTTTCTCTAAACTCTGTTTAACCAACCTGTCAAAAATCTTTCTTGTGTTTTATCAGCTTCAACTTTTCCCTTGTAATAAATTCTCTGCAAGTTATGATAAACTTCCAAAAATTTTTCAGGATCTGCTGCATTCAATGCTTCCAATGTTTTATTTCCAATTATTCCGTCTACATCAAGATTTGCATTTGTAAGCTGATTTATTGCAACCTGTGCATTTTTTGTTCCATTTATGCCGCTATTCACAGCCCAGTCGCATATAGATAATGCCACTTTATCATTTGCAACTTTATCCAGCTTGTTTCCTAAGTAATATTTTTTTAGATATATATTTTTTGTGAAATCCATTGTTAAATCTTGCATATCTCCCTTATATCCAAATTCTCTTGCTTCTTCTTCGATTATTCCGTATTTTGTTTTTCCACCTTTATCATGCTTGTCATCAGTATATCCACCTTCGACTTTCAATAAATAATCAAATATTTTTTCAAATCTACCCATCTACATCACTTCCTTTATTTCTTCAACATTCAATATTACGTTATCTTTTTCAAATTTTACTCCAACAACTTTATATTTTTTACCGTCCAATTCTATTTCTGTGCATATCAATTTTTCTATATTCATTCAAATCGCTTCCTTTTCTTTTATTAATTCCATATTTTTTAAATACTTAAACAATTTAGATGGATTGAACTGATAGCCAATCCTGTCTTTTAATGATTTTAGTTTATAAGTCAGAGTAAACTGCAGAGCATAATCAATAGCGTTCAGGCAGAACTCGGAACAGAAATACCTGTCATCATTCTGCACTTTACTGGCATAAAAAAACTGCCCTAAAATTCCGAGGTAATCATACCCTTTACCCTGTGCCGTATTATAAAACTCTACAATATCCTCAGTTCTGACGCTGCTGTCCATTTCAAAAATTTCAAAGTTTTTTTGATAGTTAAATTTTTTAGTCCTTACTCCGCCCGGGTTTGAGAGAAATACTTGATTATTATAGATAAATTCGCAATGTGAGTACTTCCCAAGTGTCCACGCAGAAATTAAAAAACCCACTATGCTTTTTGGTCTGTGAAACGATATATACAGCTTATCTTTTTCAAGCATAAATACCTCCTTACATATTTTTATACGCTTTTTCGTATTTGTCTTTAGCATCATACTCTTTAAGTTCTTTATCAGTTAGATTTTCCAAATTATGTGTCAGCAATGTTTCTGCAGCCATTGATTTAGTAGTCTGCTCTTGCATTATGTTTGCCATTTTCATCATATCCTGTATAGTTAAATTTACGTATTTTTCACTGTTTTCTTTTGTATAAAATTTCCAATTCTCAAAAGTTGTTTTCTTCAATGCTTGACACATTACGACGATTCTTGTTAAATTTGATTGATCTATACTCCTGTTATTTTGCAAATATGTCACACCGTCAACTTCAAATTCAAACGGTGCAATATCACGCTCCACTCTTAAATCGTATAATTCTTTTTTTATTTCTTCTATTCGTTTGTCTCGATCAAATACAATTTTACCGTTTTTAATAGTTTCATAATTCTGTAATTCTACAACTTTTCCATCTACAAAATACAAATTTGGATTTACTTTTACTTCCTGATATTCTATTTCTTCCACTACATCTCCAACCATTGTTGGTGCCAATACCGAAACATCTTTACTTGTGCTTAATACCAAAAGACTATCTTTGTTATACATTACTTTTAAAGTTTCTGAATTGAATTCTTTTTGTTCTTTATACCAGTCATTATCCTTTTCGTCATATATCCCAATATATTTGAAATCCTTGTCTTCTATTATTTTTATTTTATCTACTATAAATTTTTTCATTTTTACCTCATTCCTAATTTTTATTTACGCAAAATAAGCATTTAACCATTGTCCATTTCTATGAAATTGCAATATTCTCATTTGTAAGATATCAATTATTCTGTCTCCTGTGCCTTCAACTACACCAGTTACGACATATCCATTTCTTTCTCTTCCTGCATCCTTTTGATAAATTACCATCTCTACATGCCCAGCCAATCTTACTTCGTAAATTCTATTGACTTGTGCGTCATTCGCTTTATTCCAAGCATCGTGAGCTCTTCCCCACAGATTTCTTCTATCTGCATCCATATCATTCATTCGATTATCCCTGATTGCCATATCGTGATTATCCATTATTTCGCACCAATTACCACCATTCCTGTTAGGCACTTTATAATACGCACGACCACCATTTAAATGATAAGATCCTTGATAAGTCGATTCATTATCATTCAGAAACATATTTAGATGTCTAGGTACCCATACGTCGTTGTCATTACATCTTATCCATTTATCTTGTCTACTTATAACATTATCATTCTTATGTATAAATGATCTGTCATACTTAAGATACGGACTAAGATCAGGCTTTGGGGACACTTGTTTAATAGTTTGGAAATCAATTAGTCCAAAACTGTTTTCTGTCGCCGGTTTCAACAATTTACTTAAATATTTTACTAATGATTTTGCTGTTAATATTTCATCGTTATTAAGAGTTTTTATAAAATCTAAAATCTGTGATTGTAAATTCTTTGCAACCATATTTTGCAATTCATTTGACTGGTTTTCAACAGTATCTAGTGAATGTATTCGAGCTATTCCTTCTTTCGTTTCCGTTGCTACATCTGTGTATTTTACCCTCTTAATTAACTCATCATCTATTATTTTATTGTCTTCAACAAAATCAATTCTTTTAGGATATTCATTTCCAAGCCATTGGTTAAGTCCTAAACTTGTTTTATTTATTGCTGGCATACTAAATCACTTCCTTTACTCTTTATATTTTTCTCTATCTTCCCAATTTAAATTTAATGAATCCCAAGAATCCCAAGTTTTATTGTATTTATCAAACTCATCCCAAGTCATATAACTATAAACTATTTTATAACCCAAATGGGCAGGTTTATTTAATTCAATAAAATTAATGAAATTTTTTAAATTGGGCGGCACTC